ACTATGGAACAAATCACATTAACCAAAGAAGAGTGTGTCGAACAATGCATCAATAAAGACTTAAAACTTTTAGATTATCGAGTTCAACAAATTTTAGAAGGTGTTCTATCAGAAAGTACCACATACGGTGATGCAAGAAATAAATTAGAAACATTGAAAATTATTGCTGAATCTCATTTTAAAACCGAACATGCTTCAGTTATTTACAAATTAGCATTGAAAAAGTTAGACAAAAAAATCAACGCCACTCCAATTAAAGAGTGACGAAAAAGGAGGATTTCAAATGTTTAAGATTTTAAATGATATAAAAACTTCTTTAAAAAACCATCCTTGGGGTTGGAAAGAGCACTTACCTTATTTACTGATGTTAACTCTGTCACTTGTGGCTCTGATTTTCGGTGTTCTGTCCGCGATTCTATGATAACAGGTTTTATATAGATTCCTTACCTCCTCTCTGTAGGAGATAACAATATTATACACGAAAGGAGATGTAACAAATGAGTGAACCAATCAAAGAAAAGTTAGAACTACTAATTCTTAAAACACTTAAACATAAAGAAAATTCAACATCTATCATCAGTAATGACGAGTTAGAAAAGCTATTTAATATGTATAAATATTTAAATGAGCCTAATCAAAAAAGGGTTTGGATAGTAGATTTAATCCCATGCGTAGCTTTGATTTGTGCAACTAGCATTCTAGTAACGCTTTTATTACTAGTGATGCAATTGCTATAGAAATACTGATGATTGTACCAAGAATCCATCTAATCCAGCTGTTACGCGCGGAAAAATAAACATCTTTACCTTTAGATGTTATAGACACGTAACCACTGTATTTCATATACAGAATCGAGAATGAAGAATCTTCAAAAATTTCGAGGTCGTTCTCAACTTGAGTAATCCATTCTTTGCGAAGCATGTATTCAAAGTCTTTATGCTGATCAGATAGTTTTATTTTTTCTTTGCTACAGGCTTTATGTAGTACTAAAAAAGTTGAGATATTCACACACATCACCTCCTTAGGTTGATAACTAAATTATACACGAAAAGAGATGTAACAAATGAACATTCAAAAAGTAATGAAATTAATATTGAAAAAAATTCATGAGATGAGGGAGATTTTAAAAAAGTTCAACAAAAATATCAGACACAAAGATCTAATTGTCATCAAAGTGAAAGATGAAAACAGCGTTCCATTAGTCATTTATAAAGGTGGAGAGCTGAAGAGCAAACGAGTAGTTAAATTTTTATGGGTAACTAGAAACGGAAATTACGAAGGTGGTTACGACATAAACATAGAGCATTATGCAAAGAGTGAAAAAGGCAGACCCGGTAGATATGAAAAATCAGGATTTAGAAGTTTGTTTTTTAAGGAGGATTCACAGTGAACAAATTGTGTAAAACAACCCTCCTCATCACAATGGCAGTTGTGACGTGGAAGGTTTGGAAGATTGAGAAGCACACTAGAAAACCTGTGATTAGTAGCAGGGCGTTGAGTGACTATCTAAACAACAAATCTTTAACCATACCGAAAGATGCTGAAAATTCTACTGAATCTGCTCGTCGCCTTTTGAAGTTCACCGAACAAACTATTAGCAAATAACAACATTATACACGAAAGGAAAGATAGAAATGCCAAAAATCATAGTACCACCAACACCAGAAAACACATATAGAGGCGAAGAAAAATTTGTGAAAAAGTTATACGCAACGCCTACACAAATCCATCAATTGTTTGGAGTATGTAGAAGTACAGTATACAACTGGTTGAAATATTACCGCAAAGATAATTTAGGTGTAGAAAATTTATACATTGATTATTCACCAACAGGCACTCTGATTAATATTTCTAAATTGGAAGAGTATTTGATCAGAAAGCATAAAAAATGGTATTAGGAGGATATTAAATGAGCAACATTTATAAAAGCTACCTATTAGCAGTATTGTGCTTCACAGTCTTAGCAATTGTACTCATGCCGTTTCTATACTTCACTACAGCGTGGTCAATTGCGGGATTCGCAAGCATAGTGACATTCATATTTTATAAGGAATACTTTTATGAAGAATAAAAAAACTGCTACTTGTTGGAGCAAGTAACAGTATCAAACACTTAAGAAAAAATTCATGTTCAATATAAAACGAAAAACGGAGGAAGTCAAGATGTATTACGAAATAGGCGAAATCATACGCAAAAATATTCATGTTAACGGATTCGATTTTAAGCTATTCATTTTAAAAGGTCATATGGGCATATCAATACAAGTTAAAGATATGAACAACGTACCAATTAAACATGCTTATGTCGTAGATGAGAATGACTTAGATATGGCATCAGACTTATTTAACCAAGCAATAGATGAATGGATTGAAGAGAACACAGACGAACAGGACAGACTAATTAACTTAGTCATGAGATGGTAGGAGGTCGCTATGAAGCAGACTGTAACTTACATCATCCGTCATAGGGATATGCCAATTTATATAACTAACAAACCAACTGATAATAATTCAGATGTTAGTTACTCCACAAATAGAAATAGAGCTAGGGAATTTAACGGTATGGAAGAAGCGAGTATCAATATGGATTATCACAAAGCAATCAAGAAAACAGTGACAGAAACAATTGAGTATGAGGAGGTAGAACATGACTGAGGAAAAACAAGAACCACAAGAAAAAGTAAGCATACTCAAAAAACTAAAGATAAATAATATCGCTGAGAAAAATAAAAGGAAATTCTATAAATTTGCAGTATACGGAAAAATTGGCTCAGGAAAAACCACGTTTGCTACAAGAGATAAAGACGCTTTCGTCATTGACATTAACGAAGGTGGAACAACGGTTACTGACGAAGGATCAGACGTAGAAATCGAGAACTATCAACACTTTGTTTATGTTGTAAATTTTTTACCTCAAATTTTACAGGAGATGAGAGAAAACGGACAAGAAATCAATGTTGTAGTTATTGAAACTATTCAAAAACTTAGAGATATGACATTGAATGATGTGATGAAAAATAAGTCTAAAAAACCAACGTTTAATGATTGGGGAGAAGTTGCTGAACGAATTGTCAGTATGTACAGATTAATAGGAAAACTTCAAGAAGAATACAAATTCCACTTTGTTATTACAGGTCATGAAGGTATCAACAAAGATAAAGATGATGAAGGTAGCACTATCAACCCTACTATCACTATTGAAGCGCAAGAACAAATTAAAAAAGCTATTACTTCTCAAAGTGATGTGTTAGCTAGGGCAATGATTGAAGAATTTGATGATAACGGAGAAAAGAAAGCTAGATATATTCTAAACGCTGAACCTTCTAATACGTTTGAAACAAAGATTAGACATTCACCTTCAATAACAATTAACAATAAGAAATTTGCAAATCCTAGCATTACGGACGTAGTAGAAGCAATTAGAAATGGAAACTAAAAATTAATTAAAAGGACGGTATTTAATTATGAAAATCACAGGACAAGCGCAATTTACTAAAGAAACAAATCAAGAAAAGTTTTATAACGGCTCAGCAGGGTTTCAAGCTGGAGAATTCACAGTGAAAGTTAAAAATATTGAATTCAATGATAGAGAAAATAGATATTTCACAATCGTATTTGAAAATGATGAAGGCAAACAATATAAACATAATCAATTTGTACCGCCGTATAAATATGATTTCCAAGAAAAACAATTGATTGAATTAGTTACTCGATTAGGTATTAAGTTAAATCTTCCTAGCTTAGATTTTGATACCAATGATCTTATTGGTAAGTTTTGTCACTTGGTATTGAAATGGAAATTCAATGAAGATGAAGGTAAGTATTTTACGGATTTTTCATTTATTAAACCTTACAAAAAGGGCGATGATGTTGTTAACAAACCTATTCCGAAGACAGATAAGCAAAAAGCTGAAGAAAATAACGGGGCACAACAACAAACATCAATGTCTCAACAAAGCAATCCATTTGAAAGCAGTGGCCAATTTGGATATGACGACCAAGATTTAGCGTTTTAAGGTGTGGTTTAAATGCAATACATTACAAGATACCAGAAAGACAATGACGGCACTTATTCCGTCGTTGCTACTGGTGTTGAACTTGAACAAAGTCACATTGACTTACTAGAAAACGGATATCCACTAAAAGCAGAAGTAGAGGTTCCGGATAATAAAAAACTATCTATAGAACAACGCAAAAAAATATTCGCAATGTGTAGAGATATAGAACTTCACTGGGGAGAACCGGTGGAATCAATTAGAAAATTATTACAAACAGAATTGGAAATTATGAAAGGTTATGAAGAAATCAGTCTGCGCGACTGTTCTATGAAAGTTGCAAGGGAGTTAATAGAACTGATTATAGCGTTTATGTTTCATCATCAAATACCTATGAGTGTAGAAACGAGTAAGTTGTTAAGCGAAGATAAAGCGTTATTATATTGGGCTACTATCAACCGCAACTGTGTAATATGCGGAAAGCCTCACGCTGACCTAGCACATTACGAAGCAGTAGGTAGAGGCATGAACAGAAATAAGATGAATCACTATGACAAACATGTATTAGCGCTATGTCGCGAACATCACAACGAGCAACATGCGATTGGCGTTAAGTCGTTTGATGATAAATATCACTTGCATGACTCGTGGATAAAAGTTGATGAGAGGCTCAATAAAATGTTGAAAGGAGGAGAATAATGGTTAAATCGATATTTTTACAAGATGGAGAAGAAATTTTAGTTGATGATGAAGATTACGAGAGAGTTAATCAGCATACTTGGCATAAAGCTTTTAAAGATAATTACAGAATGATTGTGAATAGTGATAAAAAGCATTTACCTGATTTTATTCTAAAAAAAAGTTTCCAAAAAATAAAAAACAATGATTTCACAAGAAAAAATCTAACAACTGAAGGTAATAAAACAAGATGGAGCAAAGCGAAGTGTAACAATTCATCTAAATATAAAGGCGTTTCATGGGATAAAAAAATAATAATTGGTATGCATGTATAGCTGTTGATAAAAAAACCAAAAACTTAGGTCACTTTGTAAATGAAGATGAAGCAGCAAAAGCTTACAACAATGCAGTTAATGAATATTGGGGTGGTGTTGGTTACCTTAATATAATTGGAGAAGATAATAGGCTGAAAAAAAGAAACTATAAAACAAACATAAAGCAATTGAAGAGGGGAACTGATAAAAACAATTTAAGAGGAATAAACAAAATAAAACATAGATATTATTCAAAAATATTTTATTCTGGCAACTATATAGCGTTAGGCGGATATGACGATTTAAACAAAGCGAGATTAGTTTACAACAAATGTTCGTCATACCTGCATGGATCTGACGCGATCCTTAACGACGTACCTATGACAGATGAACTTAAAGAATTCATATCTAACTGGGAAGTACCGGACAAAATAAAAGCGCTGAAAGGAGAAGACAATGGGAGAAGTATCGTGGATAAAACTTAAAGTTGGCATGTTTGATGACAGCAAAATCAAATATATCGAAGCTTTACCCGAAAGAGATACGATCATAACCATTTGGGTTAAGTTGCTAACTTTATCAGGAAAGTACAACGAACAAGGTTACATTATGTTATCTGAAAACTTGCCGTATAACGAAGAAATGTTAGCAAATGAGTTTAGCCGACCTATTAACTCAATAAGGTTAGCAATACAAACTTTTGAGACATTAGGCATGATTGAAAAAGTTAATGGTGTCATAAAAGTGACAAACTGGGAAAAGCACCAAAACATTGAAGGACTCGAGAAAATCAGGGCGCAGAACAGGTTGAGGAAACAAAAGCAACGAGAAAACAACAGAAAATTGCTAAATGGTCACGTGACGTCACGTGACAGTCACGCAACAGAAGAAGATAAAGAATTAGATAAAGAATTAGAAAGAGATAAAGAAAAAGATATAGATAAGAACTTAAGTTCAATTAATAGCGCAACTGACGTTACGCATGAGCAATTTGAGGAATGGTGGAAACTTTACGACAAGAAGAAAGATAAGAAGATGTCTTTTACTAAATTCAAATCATGCTTAAAGAAACATTCTTTTGAACAAATCATGCAAGGCACTCGAGAGTATTTAAAAACTATTACAGACAAACAATATCAAAAGTACCCTAAAACGTTTTTAACTAACGAAAGCTATATGAATGATTATAGCGAAGAGATTAAAGAAACTGGCATAGATCAATTGGAACGTATGAAGTACGACGAAAGTTATTGGGACTAGGAGGATCTTATGAAACCGTTATTCAACGAAAAAATAAACGAAAGTTTAAAAAAGTATCAACCAATCGAAGTAATACTAAGACAGAATTGCGATAAATGTGGGCGTCAATACGACTTATATAAGTTTGAAAATGGATATGAATACAAAGACGGTTGCGAATGCGAAATTCAAAGATTGGCTTATGAAGAATACAAAAGGAATAAACAAAAGAAACTTGATTATATTTTCAATCAATCAAATGTTAATCCGTCATTAAGAGATGCAACGGTTAACAACTATAAGCCACAAAATGAAAAACAAGTAAAAGCTAAACAAACAGCAATAGAGTATGTACAGGGTTTCTCTACAAAAGAACCAAAATCATTAATATTGCAAGGTTCATATGGAACTGGTAAAAGCCACCTAGCATACGCTATCGCAAAAGCAGTCAAATCTAAAGGGCATACAGTTGCTTTTATGCACATACCAATGTTGATGGATCGTATCAAAGCGACATACAACAAAAATGCAGTTGAAACTACAGACGAGCTAGTCAGATTGCTAAGTGATATTGATTTACTTGTACTAGATGATATGGGTGTAGAAAACACAGAGCACACTTTAAATAAACTTTTCAGCATTGTTGATAACAGAGTAGGTAAAAACAACATCTTTACAACTAACTTTAGTGATAAAGAACTAAATCAAAATATGAACTGGCAACGTATAAATTCGAGAATGAAAAAAAGAGCAAGAAAAGTAAGAGTAATCGGAGACGATTTCAGGGAGCGAGATGCGTGGTAATCACAAAACAAAATATAAAAGAAATATTACATTGTAGAGATGTATATGCTCAAAAGATGATTGATTTTGCAAACGGAGACCAAGAGAAACTTAAAAAACTTATTGATGATAAGTTGAAAGAAAAAGAAGAAAGACCCGCAATCGTCGAATATTAAGGAGTGTTAAAAATGCCGAAAGAAAAATATTACTTATACCGAGAAGATGGCACAGAAGATATTAAGGTCATCAAGTATAAAGACAACGTAAATGAGGTTTATTCGCTCACAGGAGCCCATTTCAGCGACGAAAAGAAAATTATGACTGATAGTGACCTAAAACGATTCAAGGGCGCTCACGGGCTTCTATATGAGCAAGAACTAGGGTTACAAGCAACGATATTTGATATTTAGAGGTGGACGATGAGTAAATACAACGCTAAGAAAGTTGAGTACAAAGGAATTGTATTTGATAGCAAAGTAGAGTGTGAATATTACCAATATTTAGAAAGTAATATGAATGGCACTAACTATGATCGTATCGAAATACAACCGAAATTTGAACTACAACCTAAATTCGGGAAACAAAGACCGATTACGTATATAGCCGATTTCTCTTTGTGGAAGGAAGGGAAACTGGTTGAAGTTGTAGACGTTAAAGGTAAGGCGACCGAAGTTGCCAACATCAAAGCGAAGATATTCAGATATCAGTATAGAGATGTGAATTTAACGTGGATATGTAAAGCGCCTAAATACACAGGCAAAACATGGATTACTTACGAGGAATTAATTAAAGCAAGACGAGAACGCAAAAGAGAAATGAAGTGATCTAATGCAACAACAAGCATATATAAATGCAACGATTGATATAAGAATACCTACAGAAGTTGAATATAAGCATTTTGGTGATGTGGATAACGAAAAAGATGCGCTGGCAGATTACTTATATAACAATCCTAACGAAATACTAGAGTATGACAATTTAAAAATTAGAAACGTAAATATAGAGGTGGAATAAATGGCAAGAATTACCAAAGAAACAAAAACTGTAAGCGACGGTTATTCAAGAGAAGACCGAGAAACGACATTGAACTATGATTACGAAAATCAAGAATGGATTGCTTACTCATCGGTACCGACACATATTACTAGAATGACAAAGTTGTACGGCGATGATGTAGAGGTATTGGAACGATTAGAATCTGGGACTGCGGTATTGGTTAGGGCGAAACTACCTAAAAGCGCAATAGGTTTTAGAAAATTAATGTCTGAAGAGCGACGACAAGAATTATCTGAGAGAGCAAAAAGAGCTTTTGGTCATTAGTGCTCGTGAATATAGGGCGAAAAACGACCAAAAAGACACACTAATACTTTTTAGGATAAATAACATCCGGAGAAAAAACATGAGCTTTAAAAATTTTAACACAGGATAAATACAGAGGTGGAATAAATGAGTATCGTAAAGATTAACGGTAAACCATATAAATTTACCGAACATGAAAATGAATTGATAAAAAAGAATGGTTTAACTCCAGGAATGGTTGCAAAAAGAGTACGAGGTGGCTGGGCGTTGTTAGAAGCCTTAAACGCACCTTATGGCATGCGCTTAGCTGAGTATAAAGAAATTGTGTTATCCAGAATTATGCAACGAGAGGCTAGAGAACGTGAAATAGCTAGACAACGACGTAAAGAGGCTGAATTACGTAAGAAGAAGCCACATTTGTTTAATGTACCTCAGAAACATTCACGTGATCCGTACTGGTTTGATAATACTTATAAGCAAATGTTCAAGAAGTTGCAGGAAGTATAAATGCCTAAAACCGATAGCGCATGTAAAGAATACTTAAACCAATTTTTCGGCTCTAAGAGATATCTGTATCAGGATAACGAACGAGTGGCACATATCCATGTAGTGAATGGCACTTATTACTTTCACGGGCATATCGTACCAGGCTGGCAAGGCGTGAAAAAGACATTTGATACAACCGAAGAGCTCGAAACATATATAAAGCAACATGGTTTGGAATACGAAGAACAGAAGGAACTAACTTTATTTTAGAGGAGGTTATGAAAGTGAACTATGAAACAGGGTTCCAACTAGGTGTAATGGAAGCTAGGTTGAAGAAGATGAGAAAACAACGTGATGCGTGCAAGAAGCAACGTGATGAGCTTATCGTGGATATAGCTAAGTTAAGAGAGCGTAACGAAGAGCTGGAGAACATGTGGCGCACAGTCAAAAATGAATTGCTTGGAAGATACGAACATTACTGTTTTAAAATTAGAGAACTACACCCTGAGAGCAAAGCGAACAGGATAGGAGCTCTCTATATAGAAGGTAAAAGCACTGCAGATATTATACTGTCGCGAATGGAAGAACTAGACGGAACAAATGAGTTCTACGAATTTTTAGGTCAAATGGAGGAAGACACTAATGAATAACCGCGAACAAATCGAACAGTCCGTTATAAGTACTAGTGTGTATAACGGTAATGACACAGAGGGATTGCTAAAAGAGATTGAGGACGTGTATAAGAAAGCACAAGCGTTTGATGAAATACTTGAGGGTTTACCTAATGCTATGCAAGATGCACTCAAAGAAGATATTTATCTTGATGAAGCAGTAGGGATTATGACGAGTCAAGTTGTCTATAAATATGAGGAGGAGCAGGAAAATGACTAACACATTAACAATTGATCAGTTACAAGAGTTATTACAAATACAAAAGGAGTTCGACGATAGAATACCAACTAGAAATTTAAATGACACAGTAGCTAGTATGATTATTGAATTTGTAGAGTGGATTAACACACTTGAGTTTTTTAAAAATTGGAAGAAACAACCAGGTAAGCCACTAGATACACAATTAGATGAGATTGCTGATTACTTAGCTTTCAGTTTGCAATTAACTCTGACTATTGTTGATGAAGAAGATTTGGAAGAAACTACTGAGGTTATGGTTGATTTGATTGAAAATGAAGTTACTTTACCTAAACTACATTCAGTTTATTTTGTTCATGTAATGCATACGCTAACAGAACAATTTGTAAAAGGTATTGATAATAGCATTGTACAAGTTTTAATAATGCCGTTTTTGTACGCCAATACTTACTATTCTATCGACCAACTCATTGACGCATACAAAAAGAAAATGAAAAGGAATCATGAAAGACAAGATGGAACAGCAGACGCAGGAAAAGGATACGTGTAAAGACATCTTAGATCGAGTCAAGGAGGTTTTGGGGAAGTGAGCGACATGTTAGAAATATTTTTAATAGGGTTTGGCGTTTATCTCTTTTATCGCATAGCAATTATTTTTCTTAAGAGTAAAAAGACTATACACACAAACATATATGAAATGTTAATGCTTGCTACTATCTTTATGATATCTACATTTGCTTATAAACATCAAAAGACGCATATCTTAATAGCATTTTTAGTAATGTTTTTTATGAGTAAGCTCAAACAAGTTCAAGGGAGCTATGAGGAATGACACAATACTTAGTCACAACATTCAAAGATTCAACAGGACAACCACATGAACATTTTACTACTGCTAGAGATAATCAGACGTTTACAGTTGTTGAGGCAGAGAGTAAAGAAGAAGCGAAAGAGAAATATGAGTCACAAAATACACCTATTGTTTACTACACTAATAATTCTAAAGTGACCTTATTCGAAAGACCTAGTGAAGAAGTATTAGGTTCTTTGTTCGAAAAGAAATAAAATCATTAAAGAGGGGAGATAATAATGTTTAATACACCTAAAATGAAATTACCAGAAAAGCACACCGAGGTATTTAAGACGTATAAAAATGGAACGCCAGAAGAAAAAGCTGAGATTGAAGGCTGTTTTATTAAAACTGTTAAAGATGAAGATAGTGAATTTTACAGCCCTATGTTAGCCAGTCTAAATGAACAACAGTTAAAGAGTATGTTGAGACAGGTACTTTTTTTGATTGATACAGGAGATGACAATGATGATTAAAAAACTTAAAAATATGGATTGGTTTGATATCTTTATTGCTGGAATACTGCGATTATTCGGCGTAATCGCACTGATGCTTGTTGTCATATCTCCTATCTATACAGTGGCTAGTTACCAAAACAAAGAAGTACATCAAGGGACAATTACAGATAAATATAACAAGAGACAAGATAAAGAAGACAAGTTCTATATTGTATTAGACAACAAACAAGTCATTGAAAATTCTGATTTATTATTCAAAAAGAAATTTGATAGCGCAGACATACAAGCTAGGTTAAAAGTAGGCGATAAAGTAAAAGTTAAGACGATTGGATATAGAATACACTTTTTAAATTTATATCCGGTCTTATACGAAGTAAAGAAGGTAGATAAAAAATGATTAAACAAATATTAAGACTATTATTCTTACTAGCGATGTATGAGCTAGGTAAGTATGTAACTGAGCAAGTATATATTATGATGACGGCTAATGATGATGTAGAGGCGCCGAGTGATTACGTCTTTCGAGTGGAGGTGAGTGAATAATGAGAATATTTATTTATGATTTGATCGTTTTGCTGTTTGCTTTCTTAATATCCATATATATTATTGATGATGGAGTGATAATAAATGCATTAGGAATTTTTGGTATGTATAAAATTATAGATTCCTTTTCAGAAAATATTATAAAGAGGTAGATAAAAATGAACGAGCAAATAATAGGAAGCATATATACTTTAGCAGGAGGTGTTGTGCTTTATTCAGTTAAAGAGATTTTTAGGTATTTTACAGATTCTAACTTACAACGTAAAAAAATCAATTTAGAACAAATATATCCGATATATTTAGATTGTTTTAAAAAGGCTAAAAAGATGATTGGAGCTTATATTATTCCAACAGAACAGCATGAATTTTTAGATTTTTTTGATATTGAAGTCTTTAATAATTTAGATAAGCAAAGTAAAAAAGCGTATGAAAATGTTATTGGATTTAGACAAATGATTAATTTATCAAATAGAGTTAAGGCAATGGAAGATTTTAAGATGAGTTTCAACAATGAATTTAGTACAAATCAGATTTTTTTTAATCCTTCTTTTGTTATGGAAACAATTGCTATTATAAATGAATATCAAAAAGATATATCTTATTTAAAAAATATAATTAATAAAATGAATGAAAATAGAGCTTATAATCATATTGATAGTTTTATCACTTCAGAGTACCGACGAAAAATAAACGATTATAATCTTTATCTTGATAAATTTGAAGAACAGTTTAGTCAAAAGTTTAAAATAAACAGAACTTCGATAAAAGAAAGAATTATTATTAATTTAAACAAGAGGAGATTTAAATGATGTGGATTACTATGACTATTGTATTTGCTATATTGCTATTAGTTTGTATCAGTATTAATAGTGATCGTGCAAGAGAGATACAAGCACTCAGATATATGAATGATTATCTACTTGATGAAGTAGTTAAAACTAAGGGATACAACGGGTTAGAAGAATACAGGATTGAATTGAAGCGAATAAATAACGATATTAAAAAGTAATTTATATTATCGGAGGTATTGCATGTATAACAGGAAAGAAATACGTGAAATGATAGATAACTACAAGTGGATGAAAAATATAATAGACAGTAAAGTCTACGATAACGAAAGTACATCAATTGCACAATACGGTTATCAATCTGCGATGCCAAAAGCTAAAGGCACGACTAGCAATAAAGTGTTAGTGAAAGTTATAAACAAAAACAAAGCGCTTAGAAAGTACGATTACTTGATTAATAAGATAGCGTTCATTGATGAATACGAAGAATACATCACGAATGAAAAAGATTATCATATTTTACAAATGTTAAAACAACGAGAAAGCCATAATAGGATTATGAGTATTCTTGATATAGGCAGAGACAATTTTTATTCTAGAGTAAAAGATATAGTAAATATACTTTATAACTTGCAACAAGAAACCGACACATCGTACACATCGGACAGTTCGGACACATCGTACAAATCGTACACATCGGACTAATTTTGATGCTACATATTGTTTTTTATTATAATTGCTATGTAGCAAAACATTTATATTTATTTTGAACTCTCACATTAAGTGAGGGTTTTTATTTTTATAAACAAGAGGTGGAGAATGGAGATATCAAAAAGCTTGAAGAATACATTCAGCACATCGATAACTATCGAAGAGAGTTGAAGATGCGAGAATATGAATTACTTGAAAGTCATGAACCAGATAATGCGGGAGCTGGCAAAAGTAATTTGCCGGGTAACCC